ACACGATGCCAGCCAGCCGATCGGCTACTATTCCGACATGAAAGAGGACGCGACGGGCCTCTATGTGAAGGGTCAAATTCTGCTCGAGACAGCGAAGGGCAAGGAAGCCCATGCGCTGCTCAAAGCGAAAGCCATTCGCGGCCTATCGATCGGGTTCGTGGCGCGCGACACGTCGCGCGACGAGGCGACCGGGATCCGCAAAGTTAAAGACGTCGACCTCTGGGAAGTGTCGCTCGTCACGTTCCCCGCCAACCGGGCGGCGAGTGTCGAACAAGTTAAGGGCGCGGGCGTCTCGATCGAGACGGAGCGCGACCTAGAAAATTTCTTGCGGGATGCAGGAAAATCGAAGGCCGAAGCAAAGGCGATTGTCGCCAGGCTTCGCGCCCAGATCCTCGAGAGGCGGGACGCTTCAGAAGGTATCGGAATGGCCGTAACTGCGGCCGATCGCCTGCTCGCGTCATTTGGCTAAAGGAGCCCTGAACTATGCGTAAAACTATGAACCCGGCCGTTAGCTCGGCCGCCCTGGCAGTCGGAGTCGCCGGCCTGGCGACCGCCGCGCCGTATATCATCCGCGACTATGGCGCCTTGAAACGCAAACTCGCCGCCGGCGACAAGCGCGAACGTCGCGAAGCGCCGACGATGGAACAGCTTACGGCGCAGATGGAAAAGATCGCCGGCGCGGTAGAGTCCATGCGCTCGAAAAACGAGGCTCGCCTTGTCGAGATCGAAAAGAGGGGCAGCGCCGACCCGCTCGACAACGACCAAATCAAGAAAATGCAGGCCGACATTGCGGAAATGCGGACCGTCAAAGAGGCGATGGAGGATCTTCGTAAGAAGATGGGCCGGCCGAACTTTGGCGCGATGCAAGGCAAGGAAGTATCCGCCGAAGCCAAGGAACACCGCACCGCCCTCCTGGGCTATCTCCGCGCGCCGAACTCTCGCGACGCGGCCGACCGCCTCGAGCGCGCAGAGAAGGCCGCCCGCAAAGCGGAAGACGCGTCAGCGGCAGAGTTCGAGACGCGCGCGATCGCGACGACCTCGGACAGCGCCGGCGGTTATGCCGTCCCAGAGCAAATCGCATCGTCGATCAATGCGGAACTGCTCGAGACTTCACCGCTCCGCGACCTGGTCAACGTCGTCACGGTCGGAACGAAGGACTATAAGGAGTTAGTAAACCGTCGCGGCACCGGCTACGGCTGGGTTGGAGAAACGGACGCTCGCGCCGAAACCGGGACGCCAACCCTGGGCGAAGTCGCGCCCACGTTCGGGATGCTCTACGCCTACCCGAAGGCGACAGAGGAATCCCTGCAAGATATGTTTTTCGACGTCGAAACCTGGTTGCAAGGTGAAGTCGTCGAGGCTTTCGCCGCCGGCGAGGAAAACGCGATCGTTCTTGGCAACGGCACGAACAAGCCGACCGGCTTCCTCGCGGGGCCGACCCCGGTCACTACGGACGATGCAACTCGCGCATTCGGTACGCTGCAATATGTCGCGACCGGCCAGGCCGCAACCTGGAAAGCCTTCTCCGCCGGCGTGACTGGTCCGCTGGATACGTTCCAGCAGATTATTTACCAGCTCAAGAAGGGCTATCGCGCCAACGCGCGTTGGCTGATGAACAAGCTTACCGCCGGCGAGCTCATGCTCTTTAAGGACGCCCAAGGTAACTACATGTGGCAGCAATCGCTTTTGGAAGGACAGCCGGACCGCCTGCTCGGTTATGCCGTGTCAGAGTCGGAAGAAATGCCGGACAAGGCCGCAAACGCCTTCCCGGTCGCGTTCGGCGACTTCAAGGCCGGCTATACGCTGGCAGATCTCGCCGGGATGCGCATCACCCGCGACGACATCACCACCCCCGGTTATGTGAAATGGTACGTCCGCCGCCGCTTGGGCGGTAAGATCCGGAAGTCGGAAGCGATCAAGCTTATCAAAATCGCGGCGGCCTAGTCGCGATCGAGATACAAGCAGGGGGCGCCACACCGGCGCCCCCTATTCGCTTTCAGGAGGCAGAACTATGAACAACCAGAACAACCAGGGCGAGGGCGGGGAGGACGAGCTCGTCCTCGGCAGCGCGCCCCACGGCGGCGCGCCGGAAGTCGATCCGCCCGCGGCAGAGCCGGCACCGGATCCAGTCCCGCAAGATCCCGACGCGGTCACGGCAACACGCAAATTTAACTGGCTGGATCGCGAGAACGAAACAACCAGGACGTTCTATCCCGGCGCCGTGATCGACATTCCGGAAGCGGCCGATTGGGCGCTCGACCAGGAACACGGCGAGCAACGCGGGCTCCAGTCGCCGGCGCGATCGCATGGGATCAACGCGCCGGAAAACAAGGCTCGAGATCTGGCGCTCGAGGGCGAGAATAAGGGCGGCAAGCCCAAGACGAAAAAGCGCTAGCCGATGCGTCTCAAACCGATCCGCGTAACCCCTCCAGGCGTCGATCTTATCGAGGTCACAGACGCGCGCCGACAATGCAACGTCGACGATACAGACAGCGACGTCTTTCTGGAAATGGTCGTCGGATCGGTTACGGACTATCTCGAGTCCCCGGCCGGGATCCTCCGCGTCTGCCTGCTAAAACAGACCTGGCAGGAAACGCTTTCGGAATTTCCGTGCGGCGCGATCGAGCTCCCCGTCGAGCCGCTGATCGGCGTTACCAAGATCGAGTATATCGCGGAAGGTGCGACGACCTGGTCGGAGATCTCGAACGATCAATACGAAGCATTCAGCACGCCGGGCGCGGCCTATGTCCGGATGCTGGACGGATTGTCCTGGCCGTCGACCGCGACCAGGGCGGCGGCCGTCCGCGTCACATACGACGCGGGGTTCGGGGTGAAGGTTTCCGACGTCCCGCGCGGAATCACGCACGCTGCAAAGCTGCTCGTCGCTCACTTGTTCGAGAACCGGGAGGCAACGCTCGTCGGCGTCGTCGCCCAGGAGCTCCCCCTCGGCGTTCAGAACCTCTTGCGCCCCTGGTTCCGGATCCCGGTCTAGGGCGATAACTTCCCGCCCCCTCACATGAGGCAGGAAAAATTATCGACATGCCCCGCACATCACGAAAAAAGCCTGGCCTAGTGGATACGGGACCAGTCATCCCGAACCGCTGGGTTCGCTTCCTGGTCGAATGGAACTGGAACAATCCGGACACCCGGATCCCTGGCCGCGCGACCAAGTGTTTCCCCGCCGGCGTCGAGATCCGCCTAACCCGCCGACAGTGGGAATCCGCGACGTCCGCCGGCGTGGCAATCTCTATCACCAACCCGCGCCACGCGGGGCAAGCGGAGTAACGACCATGTCGGCTATTGTCTGGGCTGTTATCTGGCTCACGATCGGGGCGGCTTGCTCCGAAACGATCCGGGCTTTCTATCGCAAGATCTCAAAGGGCCGTTTTTTCGGTCCGGTCCCCGGCAAAGACACCGAAGGCAAATAGATGCGCGCCGGCGAACTTCGCGAGAAGGTCACATTTCAACGTTCCGCGCCTGGCGCGGGTGATGGCGCCGGCAACTATGGCGACGACTTCGCGAACATTCCCGGCGCCGTGCGGATCTCGGCTGACCTGGCGCCGGTCCGGCAAGCGGAGGTCGTTCTAGCGGAGGGGGTAAAGGGCCTGGTCCTTTATGACTGCGTCGTCCGCTACTCGCCGACCCTGGCGGGGATCACGGTCGGCGATCGCATGGTCGACGCTCGCGACGCTTCCCGCGTGTTCAACGTGAAGGCTCCGCCGATCAACCCGGACAAGCGCCGGCGTCGGCTTAAGATCCTGGTCGAAATCGGCGGCGCCAGTGGCTGACAATACTTTCGACCGTAAGGCGAAAGTCCTCGCCCTGATCGGCGGGATCCCGTCGGAACTTCGCGGCGTGATCGAGGCGAAGCTCGACGAGCAAGGGCAATTCCTGGTTGACCAGATCCGCCCCCTGGTCCCGGTCGACGACGACGATAAGGAACACGGCGGGGAGCTCCGCGACTCGGTCGAATGGCACCGCAACCCGAACCCGGCAAAGATCGGCGTCGTCGTGACGGAGGGGTTGAACCAGGTCGGCGATCCCCAGAACCGGAAGGGCCGGGCAAACGAGTTCGGCCGCGGCGGCGAAAACCCGATGGAAGCCCGGCCGCATTTCTTTCCGACGTTCCGGGCGAATAAAAAGAAAATGGCCTCGCGCGTCATGTCGGCCGCGCGGAAGAAAATCAAACAGATCTGGGGCGCGTCGAAATGAAAAGTCCAAGCGCTGCGATGCAGGTCGCAATCCACGGAAAGCTTACGGCACACGCGGCCATGCTGGCGATTTTCGGCGGGACGGTCCGCGCCTATGACAAGGTTCCGGCAACGCCGGTCTATCCCTATGTCCGCGTCGGCGACGACCAGACCCTCCCGCGCTCTAACGCCTGTATGGACGGCTGGGCCTTTATCGCGACGGTCCACGTCTTTAGCCAGGATGCGAAGCGGCCGCGGATGCAGGCAAAGGAAATCAACTCGGCCGTGCTGGAAGCGATCGCGACGCTCGCCTCGCCGCCTCTCCCGACCGGCTACGTCGTGAAGGAGCTCGAGCTCCAGCAAGAGCGGGCTTACATGGAAGGCGACGGGATCACGGCGCACGGCGTCGTGACGGTCGAATATCTCGTCCGGCCGGCCGCCTAGCGCGCTCAATCCGCGCTCGCCCTACCTCGCATAGCTTTACCTCATCCCGGCGGGCGCCGGCTTTCAGGAGGTCTAGCTATGGCGGAAGCCAAAACACTTGCCGGCAAATCCCTGCTTATCAAGGTTTCAGACGGGGCAGGGCCGCCGGCTTTCGTGCATCCCTGCCTTATCAACGCGGCGCGCGGGATCCAGTTTTCGAGCTCGTCGAACGAGCGGAGGATCCCGGATTGCAGCGATCCCGAACTGATCGCATGGACGAAGATCAACAAGGTTTCTCTTTCGGCGAAGATCAACGGCTCGGGCGTGCTCAACACGCCGGATAACGTTTTCTATTTTGGATGGTTCAACAGCGACGACGCGAAAGCCGTCCGCGTGGAATACTCCGGCGTCTTGTCGGCGGACGGCGGCGGATGGTGGGCCGGCAACTTCAAATGCACGGACTACAGCAACGCCGGCGACATTGGCGACGAGACTAGCGCGGATATTGCGCTCGCCTCACATGGCGCCGTGACCTGGGTCCCGGCGGCCTAATGAGTCGCGACGGGAAACTCGCCCTCGCCTGGCCGGACCAGGCGAGGGAATACCGCTTGAAGCTTGGCGAGCTCCGCCAACTTCAAGAGAAGTGCGACGCCGGCCCGCTCGAGATCCTGGCGCGGATCCAGTCGGGCCGCTGGCGCGTTGACGACGTCTATCAAACAATCCGCCTGGGCCTGATCGGCGGCGGGATGCGAATGGACGACGCGCTTATCCTGGCTGACCTGACAGTCACGGACGGCTGCCTCGGCGAGTGTGCGATCTATGCGCAGGCGATATTGAGCGCGGCCGTAACAGGTCCGCCGGACGAGAAGATCGAAGGGCCAAGGGGGAAGCGTAATCGCGACGCGGAAAAGACGGAGCCGGCGAAGGCCGGTTTAAGTGGCAGACGATCTACACCCAAGCGGCGATCCTCGGCTGGACCCCGGACCAGGTCGAGGAAATGAGCCTATGGCAGTATACCGCGGCGGTTGCGGGATACGCCAAGGCTAACGAGTCCGAAGAAGACCGCGAAAGACCCGACCCGCCGACCCTCGCCGATCTAAACCTCGCGCTGGCAAACTCTCGGAGCTAACCCCATGGCCGACCGCGTCGAGGCACTTGTCCTGCAAATGTCCGTGGATCTGCGGAAGCTGCAAAAGGATATGGACAAGGCAAAGCGCACCACGTCGGCCGGGCTCTCGGACGTCGAGGGGCGCTTTTCCAAAACCTCCAAAAAGGTGAAGGAGGAAGCAGGCAAGATGGGCTCGGCTTTCGAGGACATGGCGCGCGGGATCCCGGTCGTCGGCAACGCGATCGCGGATCTCGGCCCGGCCTGGACGATCGCGGGCGCCGGCGCGGCCGCTTTGGGGCTCGCCCTTAAAACCGTCTGGGACAATGCCGAACAGGCGCGGAAGAAAATCGACGATCTGGGAACGTCAGCGGAGAACGTTTCCGTGTCGGCGGAATCATTCCAGGCGTTCAAGGCGCTGGGGATCGAACTTGACGTGACGTTCGAGACGATCGAGAAGGGGCTTAACAAGCTCCAGGTCGGCGCGGCAGAGGCGCAGGTCGAGACGGGCGCGCTTTACAACGGCCTGAAGAAAGTCGACCCGGCGCTCTTGGCCGTGATCCAATCGGCCGAAACGCAAGAGGATCGATGGGACGCGCTTTCCCAGGCGATCACGGGGACGGACGACCAGCTTAAAAAGGTTGCGATCGCTAAAGCCGCATTCGGGAAAGAGGGCGCAAAATTCGTCCGCTTGCTCGAGGGCGAGGACAAGACCGTCGCGGCGCTCACCAATCGTTATCGGGAGCTCGGCCTTATTCTCTCGGAGGATCTGGTCCGCCAGGTAGGGGCGGCCGATCAGCGCTTACAGCTTGCATCCGCGCGCCTCGACGCGCTGAAGACCCGCGCCGACGCCGCATGGATCCCGGCGGTCGAAGCCGTAACGTCCGCCTGGCTCGAGCTCAACGTCGCGCTTGCCCAGACCTTCGATCGGATGAACGATCTTCAGGGGCGGCAGACCGATACGCTTATTGCGGACATGAAGGCGCAAGAGGTCGCGCTAAATCGCGCGATGAAGGCTTGGGGCGAAGCGGAGAAGAACCTCTCGAAATACGACCAGGGGCCGGGCGCTACGAAAGAGGGGATCCGCAAGCGCGCGGCGATGGAAGTCCAGCAACTCCGCGACGATTTTTATAAGGAGCAAGCGCGCTTTTTTGAACTTCGCAACCTGGTCAACGACCGGACCCAGAAGATCAATAAGGGCGCCGGCACGAATGGCGAGCTAGCCGACCAGGCAGCGGCCGACGCGGCGCTCGAGGCGGAGCAACGACGCGTTGCCGAAATGGCAAAGCTTGCGGCGGAGCGCGATCGCCAGCGCCAGCAGGCGGCGCAGTATTTGAACGAGCTCGGCGACTCTACGGAGTTACTGAAGATCCGGGAGGAAGATCTCGCGAAGATCGTCGCCGCCGGCTTCCTGACGCGACAGCAGGCCGACGCCTCGCTCTCCGCCTATGCGAAGTCGATCGACAAAGTAACCGACGCGGAAAAGGAAGCCGCTGCAAACGCGAAGATCTGGGCAAGCATTCTCGAGCAAGCAAAGACGCCGGTCGACAGGGCGACGGAAGCGCTCGGCGAGTTTTGGGACGGGATCAAATATGGGCAGGTCCCGGCGGCCGACGCGGCTCAGATCCTGGCGATCCTTACCAAGAACCTCCAGGACGCGGAGGCGGCCGCGCGCGGCGCGACGCCGGCGCTCCAGGCCGTAGCGGCCGCGCGTGCTGCGATCGCCGAAGCGGAGAATATGAGCCTATCCCGCGCCGAACGTCTGGCGAAGGAGCGCAAGCGTCTGGACGACCTGGTCGGCCAGGGCGGATTTACCCAGAAGGAGGCCGACCGCTCGTTTAAGCTGTTCGCCGACCAGGACGCCGGCCAGGTCCGCGACGCCATGCGCGAAAGTGTCAAAACCGGGATCCGCGAAGGTATCGCAACGGACGATTGGGGGACACAGCTCCGGAACATGCTGGCGGACAGCGTCGTCAACGGCCTGGACGATGCGATAACCCGCCTGGCAGACGTGCTTACGGATCTCGTCCTCGGCAAGCCTGGCGGGGACGGCGGGTTCCTGGCGACGGCCGCAAAGTTTGTTTTCGGCGGCGCTCGAGCGAATGGCGGCGGGGTGAATCCTAACCGCGATTATCTGGTCGGGGAGAAGGGGCCGGAAATCCTCCGCATGGGACCCGGGCAGTCCGGCCAGGTCTTGAACGCGAACCAGGTCAACAGCCTTTCGGCCGGCGGCGCGGCCGGCGGCGGGGTCTATATCGACGGCCGGATCTCGATCGGCGGCGTCGATATGGCGACATGGCCGCAGGTCCGCGCGGCCCTGGACGCGCAATCTAGGGCCATTGCAGCCCGTATGCCGGGCGCCGTGAACGCGACCCTTGCCTCGAACCGTCGCCAGAAGCGGAGATATTGATGTCAGCCGGCGAGCTCATCCCCACAGCGGGCCTGATTAAAATGGATATGGCCTTAGTCCCGATGGGATCCGGCCGCATGGGGGCAAACGGTAATTCGATTATCGGCCGTGTCGGCCCGACCCGCTGGCGGCTCCAGGTCGTGACGGATTACCTCGACATGGACGAGGCGCGGATCTGGGACGCGTGGCTCGCCAACCGGATCCACCTGGGCGAGTCGTTCACCGCCTGGCGACTGTTCCGTCTCAACCCGCAAGGCGCGCTTGGAACGGCGGACGGAGCCGTTACCCTGACGGTCGACGCGGCAAATAGCCGGGTCAGCCTGGGCGGCGTCGGGCCTTATGTCGCCATGCCCGGCGATATGATCTCATACCGCACCGATACAAACGGTTATTACCTGGGAATGGTGCAGGCGAGCGTTGCGGCGATCAGCGGAACGGCAAGCAATATCCCTATGATTCCGCGCCCCCTGGCGAAACACG